ATGAGAACAATTAAATGCAGAGGCTGGGAGCCGGAACTTAAAACATGGGTCTATGGTTCGTATTTTGAACATTGCAACTGCGCAGTATGTTTTTCAGACGATGACCGCCCAGAATATCACGAACACGTAATATTGTTTGACCAAATGACCGACTGGAGCCTCCCGAACCGTGCATTGCTTGCAGCAGTTGCACCTGATTCAGTCGGAGAGTACGCCGGATGTACACTTGACGGCAAGGAAGTATATGAAGGCGACATACTGTGCCTGATAGATGAGACACCGTATGAAGGCATTGTAAGATTTGGCCCATACAATGAAGGACCCGGCGTATCGTATGACATGGGCTTTTATATTGATTGGCAGGGAGCAGCTAAGGGATGCAGGAAGGACTTAGGTTTTTGGATTAATCATAGAGACGTCAAAATTGCAGGTAATATTTTTGAAAGGGGATTGAGCGATGAGAACAAGAGAACCGATAAGTAACACCGAATATGCAGAATGCCAGAAATGTGTCCGGGAATGGGCTTTCAAAAAGATGATGAAGCTTGAAAAAAAACTAAAACGATATGCAAAAATCTACTTTGGTCAGGATATGTTAATCATCTACAAGAATCCGGAAGCCTTTAAGGAAGCAATTAAGAGCGGAAAGGTGAGTGTTGAAATCAATGAAAAAGCTAGGCCGCTTTGATAGCAGAGCCGAGGCACTTAATTACATCCGCGAAAATGTGATAGGCATAAGAACGCCAGGCGATGCAGAACGCTACCTGATAGACCACATTCCCAAGGAGAGCTATTACCAGAAAAAAATCTTAGATTATATCAAGGCTAATTATCCCAGAGCTATTGCATGGAAGGAAGCTGCAGGGTGTTATAGCAGGCAGGGCATACCAGATGTGTCTGCCTGTATCAACGGCAGATATTTTGGCTTCGAGGTCAAGAGACCATATTTCGGGAAACTGTCAGCGATGCAGAAGCAGACGATTAAGCTCATCAGGAGAGCCGGCGGGATAGCCGGGGTGTGTATATTCCCGGAGGATGCAGAAAAATTAATACAGGAGGGCTTGTATAATGATGACGAACAGGAAACAAAGAAGAGCAGAGGCTAAAGGGCGTGGCGTTGTGGCATACAGGCCACCAGCACCCAAGCCGCAGGAGGTTATAAGCGAGACAGTACCGGATTTTTCGAGAGTGCCACTTGCAACCATGTGCCAGAGCATCCAGATGCTTATTAATGAATTGCACCGCAGGGGCGTCAAGATTTATGATTTTGACAACAAAACAAAACACGTGCAGCAGATTCAGATCATAGGCAAGAATGTATATTTTTTGGCGGAGGAAGATGATGAAAAATAATAATGTCAAGAAAAGACTATCGAGTGATGCGGTCATGCTTGATAGATACCTGAGCACATATAATCGTTGCAAGAACCGCAAGAAGGCACTTGAGGACCGCAGGCAGTCATTGCTCGCAGAGTTTGAAAGCCCACTTAAATTCAAGGGCATGAATGGGATGCCAAAGGGCGGTGGCACGAGCGTTGGCTGCGCCGCGCTGTCGTATGAGCTTGATGATATCAATACCAGGATCGATGAGAAGATCAAAGAGCTTGAAAGGACATATGTCGAGATCAGCAATACGATAGATTTTTTAGCGGACAATTCTACGGAGAGAGCAATCCTTGAGTACAAATACATCGACAGCATGAGCTGGAACACCATCTGCGACAAAGAAAATCTTACAAGAACCCCGGCCACGCAGTACTGGCGCAAAGGACTTTATGAGCTTTTAGAGTATGCCAAAGTTCAGCAAATTGTTAAAGATTATGCCAAAAAGATTGACTGCGAGATGGAAGGCTAATATAATTTTTTTAAACAACTAAAGCAAAGGAGACAACTATTATGATGAGCGAAAATTTTATGGAGATATGCGGAGAACACGAGCAGCAGCAACAGATGTTTCACCTGGTTCAGATGTTATCGGAGGCGGGCTACCCATTCTATTTTAATTTTTTAGAGGACCTGGCTCCGGATCCGTTCAGGCAGGACGGCGGAGACCCTGAGACCGACATTGACTGGGATGAATATAATTTTTTTGTTGAGCTTGAAAGAGGAGCTGGAGCAGAGTACCCGCTTTTAAGCGTGAGCATTGATGATGATGGACTTCTTAACCTTGTTGATATGAGGGCATCGGCTGAAAATAATCTTACAGGAGACGCTGCAGAAGATGCAGCCATCTGGCATAAGGGAATAACCTCAGAAGAGGCAATGGATTTCATAGAAAAATTTTTTAACGAAAGATAGCACAAAAGAGCACACGCGCGTGTGATATTATAATATCAACCGTTAGGCGCGGGGATCAGACATTTTTTGTACTCCTAAATTAAAATTTTTTAACAGCAAAAAAAGGCTGTGTCGGTTTCGACATAGCCTTTTTGTTATTCAGTCTAAAATTTTTTCAATCGGCACATGCAGCACTTCGGCCATGCTTCGGACCTTGCCAACAGATGCATTGTTGATGTTGACTCTGCCCTGTTCGTAGTTCTCAATGGCCCGGTAACTGACACCGGATTTTTTTGATAGTTCTTCCCGGGATATCCCGAGTTCCTGCCGCACCTTCGTCAGCGCGGTCAGGTTTTCTTTTTTTACATACATAATAGGCATCCTCCCTAAATAAATTTTTTAACCAGCGCCGGAACTGTCCCGGCGCTTTTATTGTACACCTGCAAGCGTATTATTGCCAGCATTTTTAGAGCGCATCGACTGCTGCCTGCAGGATTTTTTTATCAAAGCCGAATGAGTCATATCCGGAAGCTATCACGTTGTAGTAGTAATAGCTTGGCTTTGTTGGCACGCCCTGATTCATCAGGTAAATCATGCCGGTAACGGTTGAGCCGTCATCCATCAGGACCTCGATATCTTCTTTTCGGTACAAATGCGGATAGCCTTCATATCGGTCAAGATTTTTTTCGTCAGCGGCCGAGATTGTGAAGAGCCCAACCGGGACATCTGTGCCCCCGCCCGGCAGGACGGTTGCAACACCGTTGCCGCGGGCATTTCCCCAGAATGTCAGGGAATAATTTTTTAAAACACCGCTGCCGAATATTTCGGCATCCGGACAGCGGAAGCGCATCTGCTCAAGATGCAAGTTTGAGCCATAAGCTACGTAAATTTTTTTTGCCATGATTTTTTACCTCCTAGTATGAAACATTTGTTAACATAATGTGGCCGGTCGCAAGCTTCCGGACATTTTTCAGGATGAATTTTATTTCTTCATCAGTCAGACTCACGAGATCACCGCTCATATAGTTCGTGTTCACGATAAAAATGTTACCGACCAACATTACCTGATGATCAATCAAATTGATCGCGGATATTATCGGTTCTTTTTTTAGCAAGCCCTCATCATCGACTACGCAGCTAAATTTTCTGCCGCCGATGTAATAATTTGGGATATCTATGCAGGAACACCTGCACACCCGGTAGAGCTCATCAAGTGAGTCCTCGATTTCTATTTCTTTTGCTTTATTGGCGTACACATCAACCAGTACGCCGCGTAATTTTTTGTTTGCCATAATGAGCACCCCCTTATTTAATTTTGAGCCATAATGTTGTTAAACTGATAAGAACAGCCGGCATATTTGGCATCTATCACTGCATCGTCTAACACGTTTTCAGGCGTTCCGCCGTCGTCCATTGTTACGGCCATGATATCACCGACCGCGATATCATCAGAATCTGCATAAAATTCATAGAGCAGACCTGAAGCGGTGGAGATTGTAACAAGGTCATTCGCCGGATCAATGGCGGTTACTACACCAGCCCAAGGGTAGGTGCTGTGCCTTGCTTCATCAGCCTGAGCCTCGGCAGCTTCCGGAACTTCGGCAGCTTTGGCAGCGGCGCCGCATCCAATCGCTGAGCTGATAACAACTGTGGCCATCATGGCCAATAACATTCTTTTCTTCATAGTGATTACCTCCGCATGTTTTATATTCCGGATGTTTCCGGGAACCCCGGCCGGGGGAATCGAACCCCCGGCGCAACCGTTCCGGGCTTTAATACCAAGATGACTGAAACTCAGGCTCGCCGTTCCATGCAGTCAATGAGATGCAGGAGCTTATTTTCACGTGCCAACCGCCGGTGCGCTTTTCGTAAGAATCTTGAGCAACCATTTTTACAACCGGCTCGCCAATCCGATTATCGTAGTCCGGAACGACGTAGCCACTCATTGAACTATTCGTTTCGGTCTGAATGTGGCCAAGTTCCACGATCTCAATTTTGCAAGAGCTAATAACCTTAGTCACCAGGTAGAACTCGACATTAGTCTGCTCATATCCCCAGGAATCGGTGAGCACGTCGCCCGCCTTGATTCCGTATTTAGATTTTTTCTCAGATGCAGCAGCGACTGCGGTGCTTGCAACCTGTGCCGGGCTTGCATCCCCGGAGAGCTTCTTGGCCAATGCCAGGCGCTCGGCGGTACGCTTTGCATACCATAATTTTTTGACGCTGTGCCAGCGGAAGCCGGCGGCCTTCATTTCACTTCTTACATCCTGAGCTGGCTTGCTTTCAAAGCTAAGCTCGATTCCATTAAATTCTTTGTTGATTGCCATTGTACACATACTTTATACCTCCGTTTTATGCCACGCTTAAAAGCGTTTCTTACTGTTGAGCTCATATTAGCTCTGCCGAAAAAACTTGTCAAGCACTTTTTTCAAAATTTTTGATTTTGTTTTTCCAAGCCGCCCTGCCGGGGATCGAACCCGGATATTATGCGGCGCCAGCCGCCGGGGCGGTACCCGGTTAATTATTAACCGGATCCAAAAAATATTTATCTTTATTCGGACCATGGCGCCAAGCTGCGTCGCCGGTCAGATTCTTGATCATGTGCGCATGAGGATTCTTGAAGGCGTCGCCAATCCAGCCCATACCAATAAGCCACGTGCGCATTGCGAATTTTTCATTGCCGGCCTGCATTATCGGATTTTTGGTAGTGGCTATGCGGCTACTAAATAATGCCTTGGCGTTCATGCTCAGAACCAGGAGCACAAAGCTGCGGATTTTTCCGGCGTGCAATGTTGCATCAAAGGCACGGATCTCAATCGTGTTACAACCCTGGCCGCGAGTAGAAAAGTAGCGGTGCAGGTTCAACAGATGGTATCTGCTACCGTCGTAGTGATTAAGTCGGCAGCTTTCAGGGCGGCCGCCGCTGAGCTCCTCATACCACACGCGTTCAATGTCATCTATCGTCTTGCACTTCTGCACGCGGTTCATGAACTGTGTCGGGGTTCCGTGATCGTAGCCGGTACGGCGGTTATTAATCGGGACACACCATGCACAGACACGGCTGTCGGCTACACCTAAGGCCTTGTATAACATCTCTTCCTGAGCGTATACAAGGTTTATGAAGTTCTTTAGGGTCTGAGCCGTATGCTCACGGCTTCCTACATGTACATGTATACCGCAGCCATAGCGGGCACCGGTACGAGCCCCGCCCTGCTTTAGAAGCCTGACCAGTTGCTGCAGTGTGTCCATGTCTTCAATGGTTAAAGGCGGGGTATTGAGCTCGCATGAGTAGTCGCCCCGGCTTGCTGCTGTACGACCGTTGGAGTCAACCGCATTGATCGAGCAGTCAGAAACGAACTGCCATACACGGCCGCCAACAAATTCAGTAACGGTGTACTTGTGATATGCGCCGCCGACGTATTGAACAGAGCCGCCGACCAGGCTGGCGCAGAGGGCTGCTGCCTTTTCCCTTGTGATTCCGGTCATCTCAATCTCAACGCCGTAAGTCATGCTGTTGATCATTCCGCGAAGATGCTCGCGCTTTTCAGTATTTGTCATTGCCATTTTGTGTTCCTCCTATGTTTCAATGTTTGTTGATACGTTTACAAGCGTTTCTTGCTTGCAAGCTAACGATAGCTCTGCAAGACGGACTGTGTCAAGCACTTTTTGCAAAAAACTTTTCCCGCTGTGTCCGGAAGCTTGATTTTACAAGGGTTTCAGGCTTTAAAAAAAATTGCCTTAACGTTTTGGATGCCTGAGCTATCAGACCGTCGCGGCCGTGATCCACGCTGCGCACGCGCCCAGAGAGCTATATACACGCGCGCCTGTCTGCCTGGAAGATATACGACAGAACTACAAGGCAGGCTATAGCCGCAGTCCTTAGATGGGCACCCGCGCGCCTGTGTCCGACACATGCACGGGACCAGGAGAAGAGAAACACACGGACACGCGCACGCGCGCCAATGGAAGAGAAACCGTAGCAAGGCGGCAGGGTATACGCAGGAGCGTGGGTGTGTATAATATGCGCCCGCGAATATATAAAGGCGCTTTTAGGGTCTTTAATCTGCGCATGTCACGCGCTCACGCACGCACGCGCGCCAGATGGAAGATATACACCAAGACAGCAGGACGGCCGGACTATAGAGCCATAGTCAGCGGGGCGGCAGGGCACGCTGGGTGGCTACGTAGAACATAGCGAGGCGGCAGGCTATAGAGCCATAAGGCAGCAGGGCACCTGTGTCCGGCACACATCAAGGCTATCGGATCCGGCTTGGATGCAGTTAGCTATATACAGCAGGGCAACAGGGCACCTGTGTCCGACACTAAGAGAGAGCCAGCAAGGCGGCTGTGTCCAGCTCAGAGACAAGCGGCAGAGTAGGCAGGGCGGAGCAGCAGACCTGTGTCCGATATGCTAAGAGGCATTAAAGCAGGGCAGGGCACCTGCGTCCGGCACATGGTGGCAGGTAGCAAGGCACATAGTCCATAGAAGCAAGAGGCACGGTTTGAGCGGTCGCTGTGTCCATAGAAGAAACAGGGGTCAAAATCGACCCTTTCAGAGGCCCCAAGGTACTACTGTGTCCGCCCGGAATGCGGGGCGGGGAAGGCGCATTATTTAAGCGGAAATGATGCAAAAAAAATTAAGCATTTCGTTACGCAAGCCCACCTGAAAAAGAGAAAAAATCCAAAAAATAAAAGATAGCACAAAAGAGCACACGCACCTGTGATATTATGGTAACGTGGAAAGAAAAGAAAAAAGGCGGCGGCGATGAGGCAGTCGCCTTTTTGCGTGGAGGAATTGAATTGATATTAGAAAAAAAGAAGCTAAGCGAGTTGAGACCGGCGGACTACAATCCGAGAAAAGCTCTGACTCCAGAAGATGCAGAATACAAGAAAATTAAAAACAGCATTGAACGCTTCGGGTATGTAGACCCTATCATTATCAATTCAGATGGAACCATCATCGGAGGTCATCAGCGCTACACTGTACTTACTGATTTAGGGTACAAGGAAGCTGAGTGCGTTGTAGTTAATCTGAATAAGAATGATGAAAAGGCACTTAATATTGCGCTAAACAAAATCACTGGTGAATGGGATAACGACAAACTAAAAGACCTGCTCATAGACCTTGATATATCAGAGTATGACCTGAGTCTGACAGGCTTTGATACCAATGAGCTTGAGGAGCTTATCGTTCTGCCGTCAGATCTTGAAAAGGAAGCCATCGAGGACGACTTTAATCCTGATAATGAATCAGAATTATGTTTCGTCAACCGTGGTGAGGTATGGCAGTTAGGCAACCATAAGTTAATGTGTGGCGATAGCACCGATGGGAATGATGTTAAAAAACTCATGGGCGCAGAGCAGATGGATCTGATTATCACAGACCCGCCGTACAACGTGAACTATGAAGACAAGGTTACGCGACTGAACAAATATCGGACCAATGCGAACGGCAGCATGCAGATTTCCAATGATGAGCTGAAGGATGCCGATTTCTATTCTTTCCTGCTTGCGGCATTCGAGAATGCGAACAAATGTATGAGGGATGGCGCAGCAATATATGTATTTCATGCGGATTTCCATGGGCGCGTTTTCAGACAGGCTCTTGAAGATGCAGATCTGAAGCTTTCACAGGTTTTAATCTGGGAGAAAAATAACTTTGTGCTCGGGAGAAGCGATTATCAGTGGAGACACGAGCCTATTCTTTATGGTTGGAAAGAGGGTGCACCTCACTATTTCATCAAGGACAGGACTCAGGACACCGTGATACTTGAGGATGACATTGATTTCGAGTCAATGAAGAAGCCAGACCTTATTGCATTCATCAAACAGAAAATGAAGGAGTATTCCGAACAAACGAGCGTCATATATGAAAAGATGCCTCGAAGCAATAACTTACATCCTACGATGAAACCAATAAGTCTTGTGTCCAAGTTCATGAAGAATAGCAGCAAGGAAGGCTGGAATGTAGGTGACTTATTCGGAGGGAGTGGCACTACCCTGATTACGGCTGAGCAGCTTGGCCGTAATGCATATGTCATGGAATACGATGAACATTATGCCAGTGTGATTATAAAGCGCTGGGAAGAGTTTACAGGACAGCAGGCTGTCAGAATAGAGGTATGAGTACATGGCAGAAAATAAAGGAAACCAGTATTACAAAGTTGATATCATAGCTGACCTTTTCGGAGTAAGTGTAAGAAGAATACAGCAGCTTACGCAGGATGGTGTAATTTCAACCACAGAGACTAGCGAGGGCAGGAGATACGATCTGGTTCCAACAATTCAGAAATATGTCAAATACCTATCTGATAAAGCTTATGGCAAGTCGAGGTCAGAAGCCGAGGCGAAGCTGAAGGAGCAAAAATTAAAGGCAGAGATAGCTTTGAAAGAGTCCCAGGGAGAGCTGCACAAAATTAGGACAGAAATAGCGGCCGGCAAGTATGTGTCCGTTGAGGAGGTCAAACTTGATTACAGCCGTTTTTTCATATCATTTAAAAAATTCGCATTGTCAATACCAAGCAAGCTGGCAGGGCGCTTGACTGGGTTCATTGATCCGGTTGAAGTCAGGCAGTGCGAAAAAGAATTGCAGGAAGAGATACAGCGACTTCTCAGATCGTTCGTAGTCAGTGCGGTCTCATCGGAGGACGTTGAGGAGACACGAGTTGCCAAGACCAAGAAAAAAAATAAAGGTAACTGATTATCAGTTAGAAGCCCTGCAATACTTGGCCCCTCCGGAAGAGTTGACCGTTTCGGAATGGGCTGAAAAATATCGTATGCTTGATTCAAAGTCATCAGCGATGCCCGGTCCGTGGAGTAATGACATCACACCTTATCTTGTTGGAGTGATGGATGAATTTAATAATTACGAGACCGAAAAGATTATATTCGTTAAGCCGACACAGGTTGGAGGAACCGAGGCTTTACAGAATATGATCGGATATATCGTGATGCAGGATCCGGCACCAACGATGATAGTATACCCGACAGAGAAGCTTGCGCAGTCTGTGTCGGAAAACAGATTACAACCGGCACTCAAGGCCACAGCAAAGATAGCAGAGAAGTTCGATGAGACATCACCTCTGCTAGAGCTTCATTTTGAAAGCATGTATATTACGCTTGCCGGTTCCAATTCACCTGCAGGCCTGGCCAGTAAACCCATCAGATTTCTGATGATGGATGAGGTTGACAAGTACCCCGGAGCCAGCAGCAAAGAGGCGGACCCGATTAAGCTTGCAATGGAACGAACTAAAACGTTCCACAATAAAAAAGTATATATCACAAGTACACCAACGCTAAAGACCGGCCACATCTGGAAAGAGAAAGAGAGCGCCGACATTGAAAAGCATTTCTTTGTTCCTTGTCCTCACTGTGGCGAATACATTGAGTTTAAGTTTCAGAACATTCGTTTTCCGGAGGATAAAGACCTAAGCAATGCAGACCGGGCGGAGCTTGCCACATATGTATGTCAGAATTGCGGATGCATTATTACTGACAATGACAAGCATAATATGCTAAAGCTCGGAGAATGGCGAACCGTGAAGCACAACACCAAGTTCGCAAGAAGCGTTGCTTTCTGGATAAATACACTTTACAGCCCATTTGTTAGATGGACGCAGATAGTAAAGGAGTTCCTTGATGCAAAGGACGATCCTGAACAGCTACAAAACTTTGTCAATTCATGGCTTGCAGAGCCGTGGGAAGATACAAGACTCAAGACAAGTGAAGACCTTGTCTTAGAGAGACAGACCGAGGTACCGCAGTATGTAGTACCTAAATGGGCTAAGCTTCTTACAGGCGGGGTCGATGTTCAGGAGACATGTTTGTATTGGACCATCAGAGCATGGGGCAATTATCTGACAAGTCAAAACATAGCACACGGACAGGCTCTATCATTTAATGAGGTTGACCAGGTGATGAACCTACAATATGTAACAGAAGATGGAGAGCCGATGATAGTCAATCTGTGTCTGATTGATTCAGGAGATCAGACGGATGATGTATACGATTTCTGCGCAAGCCGGGGCGACTACGCATTGCCAGTCAAAGGTTCAAGCCACGCACAGCTCAGTCAGTTCAAGCTTAGCAAGATTAACAAGGTTGAAAGCAGCGCTTATGGTATGACGCTCGTCCTTGTAGATGGTGACCAATACAAGGATCTGATAGCCGGCCGAATGATGAGGAAGAACGGCCGTGGCAGTTGGATGGTATATGCAGGATGCGATCTTGAGTATGCCAAGCAGGTAACAGCAGAGCACAAAGTAAATGTCAAGACACCTAACGGCATCAAGCAGGTATGGAAGCCTAAAAGTACGCATCTGGATAACCATTATTTAGATTGTGAGGTGTATGCAGCAGCGGCTGCTGATATTCGGGGCGTCAGAACACTTCATCTGATGAATAATGAGGAGGAGTCTGTTCAAGACAAGACTAATATACAGAATGAACCGCCTGAGACACCGGAAGAGCAGTGGATCAAGGCTAATGATAATTGGATTCAGGAAGGAGCAGGCAATGGCAGATAACAATGAAGTACCAGTAACAACAGAAGGTCTGCTTAATAGCGTCAATTCAGCAATAGCAGCAATCACAGTTGGAGGACAGTCATACAAGATAGGTTCGAGAAGCTTAACAAGAGCTGATTTGAAGCAGTTGTATACGATGCGAAATGATTTAAGAGCCGAAGTAGCGGCGCAGGGAGCAAGCTCATTGCTTGATGACTGCTATGTAGGTATTTTTTCAGGGAGGTAAGAATGGGCTGGTTAGATAATGTCATAGCAACCATATCCCCGGCAACTGCGTATAAGCGTGAGACATACAGACAGGCATATACAGCGCTTAAGGGATATTATGATGCCGCAGACAAGACCGGTATCAATCAAAACTGGCGTGTGAGTAATACATCGGCTGAGTTTACTGATAGGTACAGTAGAGACGATGTGAGAGCAAGAGCCAGAGATTTGGAACGTAACAGCGATGTTATGAACTCTCTGACAGGAGCTTTCAAGAGGAATGTTGTCGGAGGAGGCTACCGTATTCAGGTTCAGACTGAGGATGCGGAGTTGAACAAGAAAATAGAAAAGGCATGGAAAAAGTGGTGCAAGGCAAAGAACTGCGACGTTACCGGAACCCAGAGCCTTAATCAGATAATCAGGATGGCCGTCGAGCGCAAGCGAATTGACGGAGGCATATTATTCGTCAAGAGATACACTAAACAGGCTTTTGTGCCATTTCAGTTGCAGATGCTTGAGGTTGATGAGCTTGATACATCAATCATGAACGCTAAAAACAGAGGCAATAAAGTTGTTGGAGGCATTGAATACAATTCATTCAACAGACCGGTCGGTTACTACATTAGGCAGTACGACATAGATGGATATTCACCAAGAGACCCTGTGTATATCGAAGCGAAGGACGTTATCTTTTATTTTTCAAAAAAGCGCCCATCGCAGCTTAGAGAAATCTCTGATATGACGCCCACGATACCACGTATCAGGGATGTTAATGAATTTATGACGGCCGTGTCCGTAAAGGAGCGAGTTGAAGCCTGTCTCGCAGTATTCATTAAGAAGGCACTCCCGATGACCGGCATCGGAAGAGGCAATAACAGTCAGAGCATGGCCGACAAGATTACTTACGAGGGCAAGACTATAAGCCCGGGCATGATTAAAGAAATGAATGTCGGAGATGAGATACAGGTTGTCAATCCTTCCGGCCAGGGCGCAGACGCGACAAGCTATACGAAACTACAGCTCAGGCAGATAGGCGCAGGCCAAGGACTGAGCTACGAGGCCACGAGCAGGGATATGGCAGAGAGCACTTATTCATCGGCCAGACAAGGCATGATTGAAGATGATATGACGTACTGGGAAGAGAAAGAATTTCTAGTTGAGATTCTCGATGAGATATATGAGACTTTCCTGATATCGGCGGTGCTTCGTGGAGTTATTGATATTAAAGATTTCTGGGAGAAAAAGGATGAATACATGGAACATAATTGGATTCAATCCCCTAAACCATGGATTGACCCTCAGAAAGAATCAAATGCAAATATGACCGCATTAAGGACCGGCCAGAAAACATACAAACAGATTGCAGCCGAGAACGGCCGTGATTGGAGAGAACAGATTGACGATATGGCCGAGGTTATCAATTACGGTAATGAAAAAGGCGTAGATATGGGAGGTGTTCTATTTGGAACGACGAACGAAAGTCCGGACAGCATACCTGATGAGGGAGATGACGAAAGCGGACAGCGAAAGAAAAAAGACTGAAATTAACGGCAGTTTGGAAAGATACCTAACAAACTGCAATATCACAAGAATGGATGGAGAGGGAAATGAGCGAAAGTTCGAGCTATCCTTCTCATCGGAGGAACCGTATGAGAGATGGTTCGGCACGGAAATCTTGTCTCATGCCGAAGGTGCCCTTGACTTAACTCGACTAAATTCCATTGGCGTAGTTCTGTTCAATCATGACCGGGACAAGGTCGTAGGAAGAATTAACAGAGCATGGGTTGAGGGTAACAGAGGCAAGGCGGAAATCGAATTTGATTCAGACGATGCAGCCGAAGTTATTTATCAAAAAGTACTGAGCGGAACACTTAAAGGTGTGTCAGTGGGATACAAGGTTGACGTATGGGAAGAGGTATCAGCCAACAAACAGTCAGCCGATGGTCGATTCACAGGACCATGTGACATAGCTACACGATGGACTCCGTATGAGATATCCATTGTCAGCGTACCTGCAGATCCAACAGTAGGAGTTGGACGTTCACAGCAGGATGAAACAAAGGGAGTAAGCAGCTTTTACTACAACGAAAAGCAGCTCCAAATAAATGAAAATCTTTTAACAGGAGGTAAAGTAGTATGAATCGCAAACAACTGATTCAGAGACAGCAGGAGCTACTTAATACAGCAAAAGCTGCAAAAAGAGAGCTTACTGCAGAAGAGCAGGCAGAGTTTGACAATATCACCCGACAGCTTCAGGCGATGGATAGTTCACAGCCAGATGAGAGTAATCCCGGAGTTCCTAATTCCGGAGCACGTTCACATGAGGGGCAGCAGGCTAACGGTCCTGACGAGGAGAATGTAAGACAGCTTGCTATCAGGGCTGAGCGTGAGAGATGCGCTACAATTACAAACCTTTGCAGATCTTTCAATATCTCAGAGGACAAGACAAATTCTTTCATCAATGACGGTGTGTCCGTAGATGGAGTGCGTACAGCAATTATTGAGGATCTTGTAGAGAATAAGCAGCCTGTCAATTCAAGAGGCGTTGCGGATGCAACGGTGACAAAGGATGAGCAGGATAAGTTCAGAAGAGCTGCAGGGGACGCGCTTGTAATGCGTTCAGGTATCAACATTGAGAATCCTGCGGAGGGCGCAAGAGACCTTATGAACATGTCCCTCAAGGACCTTGCTATTGATTCGCTTGTATCAACTGGAGAAACAGGGCTCAACAGACGTTCTGCAGATGAAATCTTTTCGATGGTAACAAGGCAGTATTTTTCGCCAACAGCAGCATTCCCATCAATCTTAGACAATGCCATTAATAAGGCTTACGTTGAGGGACACAAGACTGTGGCTGTCACATTCGATCAGTGGACCAAGAAAGGCACACTTAAAGACTTCAAGACAGTTGATAACAACTATATTGCAGGTTCAGCAGGTGAGTTCTTAGAAGTACCAGAGGGCGGAGAACTTAAGCATGATACTTACGAGGACAAGAAACGTCCGACAAGAAAGCTTAAGACATACGGACGTCAGTTCACACTGACACGTCAGGCATTCATCAACGATGACATCGAGCTTATCACAAAGCTTCCGGCACGCTACGCAAAGAGTGCACGTAAGACTATCAATAAGCAGTGTTATCAGATCCTCTGCAATAATCCGGCTATCTATGATGGCAAAGTATTATTTTCAAAGGCTCATGGAAACCTTGTTACAACAGGTACAGGTATCACACAGGCGTCAATGCAGGCTATGATCATGGCGCTCCAGAATCAGACAGACGAGTTCGGAGAGGCTATTATTGTAAGACCGGCAACAATCATTGTACCGTCCGGAATGGCGTTTGATATTTACACACTGTTCAACAGCCCTACCATCAACACAGAGGGTAACACACAGGCAGTTAACCCACTGTACGTATATGCGCAGCACATTAAGGTTATTGAGGACCCTACAATTAATGTACTTTGTGGCGGTTTCGGCAATGTGATGCCATGGTGGTTACTTGGCTCTAGGGATGACACAGACTTCATCGAGGTTGACTATCTGAACGGACAGGAGATACCTACAATCAGAAGAATGGAAACTCCGGGACAGCTTGGCTTTGTATGGGATATTTATCTCGATTGGGGTATCAGCGTTATGGATTGGCGTGGCGCTATCAAGAATCCGGGTGTTGCAATCGAAAGCCCACTTGATTAAGGAGGTAAAGCTAAATGAAAGCAGAATACTGGCAGAGAGGCGAAAGCCTTGATTATACAAACACAGGCGCCACAACTATTGAGGCTAATAGCATTATAGATCTCAAGACAAGAATAGCTGTGGCTGGCACAGCTATTGAGCCTAAAATGACAGGTTCGATACATGTCACAGGCATATACAGGATTAAAAAGGCGGATTCGACCGCCATTGATCTTGCAGCTCCGGTATATTACTCAGCAACCGGAATTACAGCAACAGCCGATAAGAATACTCCGGTCGGATATGCAGCAGAAGCATCAGCCGCAGGGGCCGAGTATATACTTGTCAACCTGCAGGGATAGGAGGTTGCTATGGCAGCAAAAAACACCAAGGCGAAGGTTGAGGAAAAGCAGCAGGAGACAGTACCTGCTGCACCTGCATCCGCGTCAGACGAAAGCACAGTTGTTGCTACACCAACTACAGATGAGACACCAACTGCGGATGAGACACCAACTGCGGATGAGACACCAACTGCGGATGAGACACCAACTACAGATGAGACGGTCAATGCAGATATACCGTCAGAGGAAGAGGATAAGGTACTTGTTGCTCAGGTATATATCCTGTATCTGGCACATCACTATAAACCGGGCGAAGAGATACCGGCAAGTGACCTTGATATGGTTAAGGCCTGGCTTGAGGCGGGCAGCGTACAATGGGTACCTATATCAGAGTTTGCGAGAAATAAAGCCTATCCAATGACAGCTATAGATGGCATGTACGGCGCTGCTGTATGTTCAGATTCCGATGATGGTATCAACATAGTTGGAAGAGTACCTATTAATTCAGCGAGACAGCGTAAATAAGAACCGGGGAGTAGATATGACCTTTAAAGACCAAATCGCGAAAGACAACCAAATAGTGTTTATGAATGAGCTCGAGTTCTGCGAGAAACATCTTATCAATAACAGAATGATACCATGCATTATCGACAACAATGAGCTCATCGACAGAGAGAAGCGATACCAATATCGAAGAAGTCTTTATGCGGATGGAGTCTACCTCAAAGAGCTTTTAATCTATGTTAGAGAAAAAGACTTCGGTCCATTACCTGCAGTTGGCAGGTCAGTAATGGTTGATAAGAAGTCGTACATAGTATCGGATGCAATTAATGAGGATGGTATCTACTCCCTGACATTGGAGGCTAACAAGACATGATTCATTTTTTCGTGGAGATGCAGGACCTTACCGAAATTGAGAAGGCGCTGGGAATGCAGAAGGATAAGTCCAAGATGGTGCTCCGCTCAGCCATTAACCAGACAGCCAAAGAGACAAAGAAGCTGTTAGTAGATGAGGCTAACAGAGAGTATTTCATTGCAAAGGGTAAGGTCAGTAAGACTTTATCAATCAAAAAGGCTACAACAGGGCATATGGAAGGCATCGTGCAGTCTGTGGGACCTGTGAATGAGCTTTATGATTTCAAGGTAAGACCTAAAGGATATAATCCAAGTGCCCGACCGAGAGCAGGTCATACTGGTAATGTCAAGCGTATCAACCCACCTAAGAGACTGTACCTCATGCCAAGCAATTCGGACAAGTACAAGGCTTTCACGGTTCAGTTTAAGAACGGACACAAAAGCATAGCTCAGCGTGTGCCCGGCACACACATGAGGGACAAACCATGGAAAGAGGGCATCAAGAATCTGTATTCAACATCTACACCAAGCATGCTTGGCTATGAGAAGGGTGTATTCGGTGTAGTGGAGCCTCAAATGTATGACATGCTACAAAGAAACATTCAGGAACAGATATTACGCTATACAAGCTAGGAGGAGCGCATGACACCATTAGAACTACAGGATGACTTAGTGGATGAGCTCAAGACAATGTTTGAGCAGCACACATTCAAAGTGCCTGATTATGACGTTATCGAAAGCCCTGACGAGAACAACGAAATAGAGCCAAGATTCCAAACACCTACACCGTTTAAGCGGATACCGCTTAACATATACGCTCAACAGTTACCGGTACAAGAGAGCGACGATGACGCGGACCCGGTACCATATATCATAGTCAGGCTTAACAGTGGTCATGATATCGGAGATGGAGCCAGCGTTAATGCTGTGAAGCTCATAGTAATTATCGGAATATGGGATGACGACCCCGCAAATCAGGGGCATCGAGACGTGATGAACATAATCCAGGATATATACGAGCGATTCAGTAAAACACCTAGCTTAAAAAATAAATATGCCTTTGCAGGCGATTTCAACTGGGCGCTCCAAGAAGATGCGTACTTCCCATATCACTTTGGGGCCTGCAGTATGGCGTTCAATATTCCAGCAATAAGAAGGGAGGACCCATTAACATGAGTCAGACACCAGACAAGGCGCCTGCAAAAACTGTGTCTAAAGAGACAAAGCAGGAGCCAAAAATCAAAAAAGCGGTAGATCTTATGTATTTAGGACCTACAATCGTGGGAGTCGCGAGACATTCAACAGTGTTCAAAGACGGAAAGCTTCCGGCTAAGGCACAGGCATGTATCAACGAGCTTCCAATGATGGCTAAGCTGTTTGTTCCACTATCAGATATGCCAGAAGCAATCAAAGAACTCAATAAGGACCAAAGTGTATTGCGTACAGTATATTCACAGGTTCTTAAAAAATTTATATAGGGAGGATAAAAGTAAATGGCAAAGTATTTACATGGGGTTCGCATTCAGGAGAATCCTACAAGCATTCCTACACCTGTGTCCAACGAGGCAGGTGTGCCGGTTATTTTCGGTACAGCACCAGTTAATACTGTGTCTGACCCAGCCGGAGCAGTCAATAAGTTATTCCTTTGTAACAGTTTTGCAGAGGCAAAGGCAGCAGTCGGATATTCAGACGACTACGAGAGCTATACGTTATGTCAGGCAATGGATGCATTCTTCAAGGCATTCGGAGTAGGACCTATTGTTGTTTGCAATGTACTTGACCCTAAGGTACATAAATCAACATACACAGAGACACTTACAGTAGTAGACGGACAGGCCGTGTCCACAAAGAAGGGAGTTCTTCTTGATGGACTTAAGGTTGGAGCTCTTACAGAGGGCACAGATTATACAGCAGAGTTCAATGATGACGGATATCTTGTTGTTACAGTAATCAAGGAAGGTCAGACCAGCCTTGAGATATCAGGAAACGTAATCGACCCATCCAAGGTTACAGAGGCAACAATCATTGGAAGTCTTGATGTAGATACAGGCGTCGAAACAGGCATGGAGCTTATCAGAAAGGTATATCCTACATTCGGTCTTGTACCAAGTCTCTTACTTGCACCGGGCTGGTCACATAAACCTACAGTTGGAAATGCCTTGGCTTCTAAGTGCTTGAATATCAACGGTAAATTCCGTTGTGAATGTGTCGTTGATATCGATACAAACAGAGCAGCCAAATACACTGATGTTGAGCAGATAAAGAAAGAGAGCGGTTTTTCGTCAGAGCATATGATCTGCGTATGGCCAAAGGTTAAGTACGGCGGAAAGACAATGTACTATTCAGCTATCTATGCTGCACTTGCAACATACACAGACTACAGCAATGGTAACGTGCCTAATCTTTCACCGTCAAACAAGGCTTGCCGCATCGGAGCTACAGTCGTTGAGGACGGAACTGAAATCAACCTTGATTCAGATCAGGGTGCAGAACTTAATGCAGTCGGTGTTGTAACAGCAATTAACGAAGGAAGTTGGAAGTCCTGGGGTAACAATACTGCAGCATATCCGGGAACTACAGACCCTAAGGATCGTTGGATTTGCTGCAGACGCTTCTTCTCATGGTGGGGAAATTCGTTTATCACCACATACAGTGATAAGGTTGATGACCCAACAAACACACGACTCATTGAGTCAATCGTGGACTCAGAGAACGTAAGAGGCAATGCGCTTGTATCGCAGGGCAAGTGTGCCGGCATCAAGATGGAATACCGACAGGACGACAATCCGAAGGCGAACCTGCTTAACGGCAAGATTGTATTTAGACAGTATCTTGCACCATATACACCAGCCGAAGATATACTCAACATCCTTGAGTATGATCCATCAATGATTGAGACAGAGTTAGGAGGTAATCAGTAATGGGAGTTGCAGCAAACATACCTGAAATCATCAATGATTTCAATGTGTATTCAGAAGGCGATAAGTTAATCGGAGTGTCCGGATCAGTGACACTCCCATCATTCGATGCCATCGTAGAAGAGGTACGAGGCGCAGGAATCCTTGGTACATATGAGACATCTATTCCGGGTTTCTTTTCCTCAATGACACAGGAAGTTCCGTTCCGTGTCTTAACAGATGATCCATTTTCAATCATGGATCCAAACGCTCCGGTTGATATCACATTCAGGGCATCAGAGCAGAGCACAGTTAAGTCAACCGGCTCTCTTACATGGAACGGCATGAGAGTTGTTGAGAGAGGAAGATTCAAGAGCTTTAAGCCAGGCAACCTGGAACTCGGTAAGACAATGGATTCGTCAATCACCCATGAAATTTTATATATCATGATTGAGATAGACGGCAAGACCGTTCTTGAGTATGACAAGCTTAATTCTGTGTTCATAGTTAATGGTAAGGATTTATTAGAGGAAGTTAAGAGGTACAACTAATGAGCGATAAGGAAAAAGAAATACTTTCAGGAGAAATTGAAAAGGATGAGCTGGCTGTTACTGATGTCAACATGGTCATCAAGTTCAACAAACCTTATATGTTTGAGCAAAAAGAGTACACCCAAGTAGACCTTTCGTGCATGGATGAGCTGACAGCTCAGGACATGATAACAGTTAACAGGCTTATGGCAAGGACGTCTGCGGCCGCAATCGACGTAATGCCTGAGGTATCACTTGAATATGCATGCAATATTGCAGCGAGGGCAGCGAAGCTTCCGATAGAGTTCTTCACTCACCTTCCACCTAGGGAGGCTATGAAAGTTAAAAACAGAGTGATGGTTTTTTTATTCGGCTCGGAATAAAGCCGAGCGACACGGCGAAGCTCAGGAAAATTATCATTGAGTTATCAATGGAGATAAAGGCAGGAATAGACTATCTCTATTCCCTGCCTTTACTTGAATTACTAGACTTAATCAAGGAGGTGAACGACATTGTCAGTGAGCGGAAAAGAGTACAAGCTCGCAATCAGAATAGCGGGTATTATAGATAAATCATTCAATGCCAGCCTGTCAAGTTCAAAGGCTGCACTTGCAGGCTACAAGGCAACAGTTGATACACTCGACAAGGACTTCACAAAGCTTGACAAGGGTTTCAATAAGATCATGGGAGCCGGTAAAAAGTCTTTCAAGGCAGTGACAACTGCAGCGACTGTGGCAGCGGCAGCAGTTGGAGCCGTAACAGTTGCATCGGTGGCAGTTGGTTCGAGTTTTGAGTCTGCATTTGCAGGAGTCAAGAAGACAGTTGATGCGACAGATGCAGAGTACGCTAAGCTGCGTCGGAATATCCTTGATATGTCACGAGATATACCATCGAGTGACGATGAGATAGCAGGAGTTATGGAGATAGCTGGACAGCTCGGTATAGCCACAAACAGCTTGTCGGATTTCACCAAAACGATGATTAACTTAGGTGTGTCTACCAATATGGCCGCGGACGAGGCAGCAACTAATCTGGCCAGATTTGCAAATGTCACTGGCATGGCAGACTATGGCCCGGACGGCGTGAGCAACTACGAGAGACTGGGTTCAGTTATCACCGACCTCGGAAATAAGTTTGCAACAACTGAGTCTGAAATCACTGAAATGGGTACAAGACTTGCATCTACAGGTCACCTGGTTGGATTATCACAGGCGCAGATTATGGCACTTGCAACGGCGATGAGTTCAGTCGGCATCAAGGCAGAGTCCGGAGGTTCAACAATGGCCAAGCTGTTGAAGAAGATGCAGCTCGCAGTTGAGACCAATTCAGATGCACTTGGACAGTATGCATCTGTGGCCAACATGACCGGAGAGCAGTTCAAGCAGACATTCAAGACGGACGCTGTGTCCGCACTTGGAGCATTTATCGGAGGTCTCAATGATACCGAGAGAAACGGCAAGTCAGCTATCGCAATACTTGATGATATGAAGCTTTCAGAAGTTAGACTTAGTAACACTATTCTAGCACTTGCAGGTTCCGGAGATTTGATGACGAGAGCTATTAACACGGCCAACACTGCATGGAATGAGAATACAGCCCTTGCAACGGAGGCAGGAAAGAGATATGAGACCGTTAAGAGTAAAGCTAAGATGCTCGGCAATGCATTCGAGGAGCTTGGCATCACAGCCTATGATGACCTCAGAGAGCCTTTGGTAGATTGCATGGGCAGTATTACAGATGAGGTTCATAACCTTAATGATTATGTAGGCAGCGCAAATGGCGTGAAGAAGTGGATATCCGGCATAAGTGAAGAGCTCCCAACTCTTGAGCGAAAAGCCGGTAACGCATGGAGCACGGTTGAGCCGTTATTTAGCGGCTTGATGGGAGCAGGCAAGTGGTTCCTCAAGAATCCACAGGTCATAGCAGGAGGCCTTACAACCATCGGAACAGCACTTGCAACCTACAAGACCGCATCGACAGTAACACATGTATTGGCAGCGATAAATAAATTTACAGCTTTGTCATGGCTGACTAAAGGAATACTTGGTGTAGGCGCAGCATTCAGTACCCTCATGGGTATAATCGTAGCCTGTGAAGCTAAGTTTGACCAAGTCGCGGAAGATAACCTGGATGAACATTTCGGGGATATTGCGCTTTCAATGAAAGAACTGCAGAACGTTGCAGAGCAGATTGTTGGAGCAAAAGACCTTGAAAAAGTGCAACAGACCTTGTCTGAAATGGAAAAGGTTGAAGGCTTTTCCGATTCAATGCAGGAAGCACTTGCCGACATCAGTAAGCTTAACTGGAAAGTCAGCGTTGGAATGGAACTCACAACCGATGATCAGGAATCTTATAAGCAGGCTATCGATGAGTATGTGCAGGCAGCGCAGGACTATTCAGTACAGCAACAATATGCAGTAAGCCTTGAAATGGGACTAGGATTCGATTATTCAGATCCGGTACAGGCTAATATCGTTGACAAAGTTAATGCTTTTTACGCAGGCGCTTCATCGGAAATGACATCTCTTGGTCAAGATTTGAGTCAGGCAGTAAATGATGCATTCGCTGATGGCATACTTGATCCAAATGAGGTTGGTAACATCGCTCAAATTCAAGAAAAAATAGCGAAACTTAAAGCTGAAATAGCAACAGACCAGCTTAATGCAAATCTTGAAGCAACAACACTTAAGTATAGTGGAGCAGAGCTTGACGCCGACAGTTTCAGAAATCTGCAGAAAGAAATAGGCAGCAGCGTAGATGATTATACAGATACAAAGCTAAAAGAGTATACAGCGAGTCTGACTGCCCTCGAGAATACATATAACAACGGTGGAATGTCGACATCTGAATTTAATATAGGCAAGCAGAATCTTAAGGCTAATTACTATCAAGATGTTGGTGATGCTGTAGGAAGAGCTGCCACGTATCAGCTTAACACCATTGTCGGACAGTATTCACCTGACATGGGACAGGCTTTCAAGGGTTCAGTGAAAAAAGATAATTTAGATTACTTAAAGAGACAGCTCAGCTTGAGTAAGAGCGATGTAAAGGAAATCATTAATCAATCAGGTTATGACACTATAAGCGATGAGTTCTCAAGCATTGCAAAGAATCTCTTGAATGATTCAGATTTTTCGGTTGTAAGAAAATCGATGAGCAAACTGCTCACAGAAGCTCAGCCTACAATCGAAGATATGCAGAAAATAAAGGAACAATGCGAGGCGGCAGGAGAGGAAGTCCCAGACTCAGTTGCTAAGGGACTTAAGAACTTTGATATGCTGCAGGGAGTTGTTAGCGGAAATATGGATAGCCTCTATGAAGCTATCGGTATGAGCTTATCCGGTACCGAATACGCGGATGTTATTCAACAGCTCGCTAAGCAGGGCAGAGATATACCGCAGGCACTTCTTGATGGCATCAACGAGGGTGCAGCAGGCGCAGGTACCGACAGTGTGGCCGGAATGCTTTACAGCATTATAGCAGGAGGTACAGAGAAAGGAGCTGCCAATGCGGCGGCAAACAGTATATATAATTCAGCTTATTCGGCTGTGCCTGAGGCAGTTAACTGGGCATATTCCAATGCCAATACATTGCTCGGCCAAAAATTCGCACAAGGATTTACAGCTAAGTCAAATGTAAATGTGACACTTACTCCAACGTACACGCTGACCGCCGGCAATGCAGGAAGCTTAACAATACCTAAGGATTCCCAAAATGCAATATTCAGTGGCATTAAGGCAAGCGTCGGCGGAGGCACCGGCTTAAAAGCACTTGGTCTTAAACATAATGCAAATGGTGGTATCTGGGACCATCCAATTATTACCACATTCGCTGAGGAAGGCAAAGAGGCGGCTATTCCTATCAACGGAACACAGAGAGCTGTTGATTTATGGAGACAGACCGGACACCTACTTGGCATGGACGCAGAGATGTATAACACATCAGAAGCTATTGATAAGTCAGTTGTCAATAATGCAGCAAAACATGTATATACTGCTGCAAATAGCAGCACGTACAACATCTCAAACAGCCAAATAAGTGACATTAAGTACAACAATAGCAATACCGGATATAGCTCATCGGGAGACAATCTAAGCGCTGTGTCCAACACAGCCTATAGTCTTCAGAAGATGGTAAGCGAGATTCCGGTAATTCAGACGGTATACAATTACCTGAACAATTTGCCTGAGCAGATAACACAGATGAGCCCTACGGCTGACACAGCATCATATGGCTCAGAAAACACAGTCAATAGCATTGTCAGCCCGACTGTGTCCAATACAGTTTCTAAGGTATACAGCTACTTAAGTAATATGCCTAAGAGCATTAAGCAGACGGATGTTAATATTGTTAATTCTGGATATAACGTACCTGATGTTAAGATCGAGAATCCTACCAGGCAGTCAAGCCAGGCGACACTTGCAAGGAATCTCACAGACCTTAAGGGAATGGGAGTTAAAGCCAACGCAAACGGCGGTATATGGGATTCACCTATCCTCACTACGTTTGCAGAGCACGGCCGAGAAGCAGCTATACCGATTGACGGTAGTCAGAACGCTATCAATCTCTGGGAGCAGACCGGACACTTGCTTGGCATGGATAGCAGGCTTGATGGAGTATCGTTTGAAGCAGGACATTCATCAGAACCAACTACGATTGAATATAAGCCTGTACTCAACTTCTATGGCGCAGCGCCTAGCAAGGATGATCTGACGGATGCACTTGATATCAGTCAGGAGAAATTCGAGCGGATGATGAGGCAGTACGAGAAGAATAAAGGCCGTGTGTCTTATTAAGGAGTGTGTCTAATGAATAAAGTATATAAGACAAAATCAGGCGATACATGGGACATGATAGCTAAAGAGGTGTACGGCGATGAGCTGTATACCTCCCTGCTCATGAGCCACAATCAGAAACTTTTAGATTATTTCATTTTTCCGGAGGGAATGATATTAAGCCTTCCGGAAATACCTGAGGAAGATACGCTGCTTCCGGAATGGAGGACTTGATATGGCTTTTCCCCGAAACGTTAAACTGTCGGTCGATTATGATGGCACACGAAGAGAAACCGTCACCGTCACCAGCACCACAACCGGAGGCAGTGCAAGCTATACAGTAAAAAGCGGAGATACCCTATGGGCTATCTCAAAAAAATACTTAGGCAAAGGTACGCGCTACATAGAAATATACAATGCAAATAAAGACCAAATAGAGTCCACAGCGAGAAAGCACCGCAAGAAGAGCTCAGATAATGGTCATTGGATATGGCCGGGAGAAGTATTCACAATACCCGGCCAGACTACCACGAGCACGCACACTGAGGTACGTCGTGTCGGAACATCGAACCCGGGGCTCGGAAAGCTAATCGGAAAGTCAGCAACAGCATTCACCTATACAGATGTAGCAACCGGTTCATCAGATTCGATGTCTCTTACAATCTACGATTGTGATAAGAAATGGCTTGGAGCATACCATCCACAGAAGGGTTCAAGCTTCGGTGTGTCTATAGCAATATACAACTGGAATAGTGAAGGCAATAATCAAAATTTCAAGTGTGGAGAATTTACGTTAGACGACATATCCTTTTCAGGATGGCCATTAAGCTGTGTCTTATCCGGAGTAAGTGTGCCGGTTAATAATGATTTCAAGGTTACTCAAAAGAAAAAAACATGGAAGTCAACCTCTGTCAGAAGTATCGCATCCCAGATTGCACAACAGGCAGGTGTATCACTTGTATATGACGCTTCTGATATAAGCGTGGATGAGCTCGAGCAGAGCAACCAGACAGACAGCGACTTTCTGTCATCTTTATGCAGTAAGTATGGCTTCGGAATGAAGATATACAGCAGCAAGATTGTAATAACGGATCCGGTCAAATCTGAGGAAAAGGGAACCGTTGCAACAATAAGTGACAGGGAAATGGAAGATCTGAATGTTACTGAATCAATAGACGGCACTTATACCGGAGCTAATATATCCTACACGAATCCTGATAAGAAGGACCCGATTAATGTAACAGTTGGAACCGCAGGACGCATGTTATCAATGGATGTACAGTCCAACAGTCAGTATGACGCCGAACTGCAGGCAGCGGCCAAAGTTAACGAATCCAATCGCAAGGCTCTGACGCTGACATTCACGCTTATGGGCTATCGGAACATAGTGGCTACACAATGTATACAGATATCAGGTCTAGGCTTCTACGACGGCAAATACTACGTTGACAGCGTTAAGCATTCAGTAGGCAGCGGCTATAAAACATCGTATACCACACACAAAGTACAGCCGGCTATCAAGGTTACGGCACCGGCACCTGCTGCACCGTCAGGAAGAACATACACGGTAAAGAGCGGTGATACATTATGGGGCATTGCAAAGAAGTATTACGGCAAGGGCACTGAGTGCGAAAAAATATACAACGCCAACAAAGACCAGATAGAGTCTACAGCAAAGAAGCACCGCAAGAAGAGTTCAGATCACGGCCACTGGATATGGCCAGGGGAAGTATTCACAATACCATAAATGGAGGAATTGAGCATGCTAAGAATAGGAAAAGTAACTAAGCTATATCCCAAAGAGGGTAAGATACAGGTCACTTACGAGGACAGTGCAAGTGCATCCATGCCATTGCCGATGATAAGCAACGGCGAATACAACATGCCAGCTATCGGAGAGCGTGTTGTGGTAGCTCAGATGGACGGCGAGGGAAGCAGTAAGGGATTTGTGCTTGGCACATATTTCAACCCTGAAAACAGCCCATCTGCAACGTCAGGCTACAGAAAAGACCTTACGGCAGGAGTATATGTCGAGTGTATCGGAGGAGCTTGCAAAGTACATGCAACAAGCATCTCTCTTGACGCCGACAAGGTCACGCTGGGAGGACAGACTGTGTCCGACATTCTAAAACGCATTGAAAATCTTGAATCGAGAGAGACAAGGGAGATGAGAGCTGAATGGTTGTAGGAAATTTAGGAAAACTAATTACCTTTGAGGTGAGCTCCCGCAAGGTATTGACTTTTGATCAGATGCAGAGAAGCGTCAAGGGCCGGTGGGCTACACATGATGTAATAGGAGGCAAAGCTAAATCCGAGTTTCTGGGCGCTGATGTTGCAAGCATCACGTTGCCAATATATCTGTCCGCAATGCATGGAGTCAGACCAAGAAGAACAATTGAATTAATAAATGATGCTATCGAGAGTGGCCAATATTTTACGTTTGTTGTAGGAGGGCATGCAGTAGGCAGGTATCAGTGGCACATTACATCATCAAGCGAGACATGGGACAAGGTCATTCTGGACGGAATACTTGTTGAGGCTAAGCTTACATTAACGCTTGAAGAATACGCATAGGAGGAAGAGCGCATGGATGACTATTTTGTTTCAGGGGATGCGGATGCGTTTTCTCCTGAGGAGTTTGCAGAAATCAAGCTGTGTCTGGAAACGTTATTATCGGTGAGAGCCGGTACTCAGCCAATGGACAGAAACTTTGGGATTAACGCAGACGAAATCATTGGACGCCCTACAGAAATAGCAAAAAACATACTATCGGTAGAAATCATCGAAAAGGTGAGAGAATACGAGCCAAGGGTAGAAGTTGATAGTATCGAATACGAGGACAGTGCAGAGGGCAGGCTAGTGCCACATATTCATTTTATTAAAGGGGAGGTGGAGTAATGGTAACAGATAATTTTCCTGACATATCCTTCATAGAAGATGCCACGATTGAAGAAGTCATGGCCACAATGATTCAGGATTACCAGGACAAATACAAAGAGCTTACAGGACGCGAGGTATCACTAGGACAAGCAGACCCATACAGGCTGATTATGTATGCCTGTGCCGTACAGATATATCAGGCTATGCAGTACGCAGATTACGCAGGCAAAATGAGCTTTCTGAAATATGCAAATGGCGAATACCTTGATAACCTGGCAGCAATCAGAGGTGTCACAAGACTTAAGGCTACACCGGCAACTACAACACTTAAGTTCACCATCGACAGCCCTTTGCAGTCCGCTGTGAGTATTCCAGCCGGAACCAGAGCAACAAATGGCAACAATGTATTTTTTGCAACAGATACATATACGGAAATTAAAGTTGGCCAGACCACGGTATCTGTGTCCGCCACATGTACAGATGAAGGAGCTCTTGGAAATAACTTTGCCGAGGGTGAAATCAACATGTTAGTCACAGCGCTTCCATACATCACTAGAGTTGAGAACACGGTTCTGACGTTCGGGGGCTCTGATACAGAGAGTGACAACGACTTAAGAGACAGGGCTTTTGAAAAACCTGAAAGTTATTCGACGGCCGGTCCATCAGGAGCATACAGATACTTTGTGAAGCAGGTTGATACATCAATATCAGATGTGATTGTAAGGTCAGACAATCCCGGAGAAGTACAGGTGCTTTTTATCACAGATAACGGAATGCCAAGTACACCATTGATCGAAAAGGTCAAGACAGCACTTGAGGATAGGAGCGTAAGACCTCTGACAGATAAGATCGTGGTCAAAGCGCCAGGTACCAAGGCATATAATGTCGATTTGACTTATTACATCTCATCAAGCGAGAAGGCATCCGTTGCCGCAATTCAGGAAAACGTGAATGCAGCAGTTGAGATATACAACCTGTGGCAGACTGAAAAGATAGGAAGAGATATAAACCCATCATATCTGACACAGCAAATCATGGAAGCAGGTGCCAAAAGAGTATCAATCACAGCTCCGGTATTTACGGTGCTGAATAATGATGTTTTGGCAACCACAGGAACTGTGTCCGTGAAGTATGGAGGACTAGAGGATGATTAAGCTACAGGACAGCAACATTACACACATCCTTCCGGTTAAGTTTAAGAACGACCCAAAAAATAAAGCTCTTGGATATGCGCTTGCAAATGCCACCAAGCGATTAATCAAATACGAGAAATCAACGAGTGTATATGCCCGAATAGATACAGCGAGCAATGAAGTACTTGATATGCTTGCGGCCGAGTTTAACACTCAGTATTACGATACATCACTTGGTATTGAGGCTAAACGACAACTCGTTAAAAATGCACTCATATGGCACATGACATCAGGTACACCGGCAGCGGTCGAAGAACTGATAACTGCGGTATTTGGCGAAGGCGAAATCAAAGAATGGTTCGAGTATGGTGATGAACCTTATTACTTCAAAGTTATCACGAATGCCCTTTTAACTGAGAACATCAACAGTCAGTTTACCAGTATACTTGAAGAAGTAAAGAACACAAGGTCGCATATCCGGGCAATCGAGATACATCGAGAGGTTAATTTACCGTATACATCAGGAGCTTGTGTCCATGCCAATACAAAACCTGCAGCAATCATTGATGGCTACAACGTCAAGAGAGATGCGCAGGGCAATGTCATGGCCGGAGTCGCAGGGCATACTGTGGCGCATCCAGTGCCAGTCAGAGATGGCTTTAAAGTCAGTGGCAATAAAATCACCACTGAAATAAATGCAGGCACAGGAAGCTCAAATACGACGCATCAGGCGGCGATTATAGATGGATATTCAGAGGCAGGTGCAAGAGTTACTGGGACAATTAATACCGGCACAGCGAGCACGCTGCAGATTAAGCCATCTGAAATTAGGGAGTCAATGACATTCAAGGCTCCGAAAGTTAATCAGGCTACATCAGCCGGAATACAGGCTGATAGCAGATATAAAAATACTATCAAGGAACAGGAGGAATAATTCATGCCACAGCCATTCAACAATGCAGTCATGACCAATGCCGGAGCAGCGCTCTTGACGAGAGCTCAGGCGGGACAAATCAAGATTCAGTTCACCCGCATCGCAACCGGCAACGGAAGCTACACTGCAGATGAAAAAACGCTTGCCAGATTACAGCAGGCGACAAAACTCAAATCACTGAAAAACAGCTATCCGCTATCGGATATAGATGTATTCAGTGACCATTCAGTTAAGGTCACAGCCTTAATTACCAATCAGGATCCCGTGACTAAAAAGACACTTGTATCTGCAGGCTATTACATCAACGAGATGGGACTGTACGCTAAGCCACAGGGCGCCGCAGACAGCCAGGAGGTACTTTATTCGATTGTTGTTACAGCCGGCACAAACGGTGACTTTATGCCACCATACAACGGTTACAATCCGGCGCAGATAACACAGGACTACTTTGCAACTGTCAACAACAGTACTCAGGTAACAATCAACACAGCCGGTGCAGCTTTACTTGCAGAGGATGCCAATAAGCTGAGAGACGATAGCACCCACATGAAATGCAAGCTAGGTATCGATAATGGTCTGATATATGTACAGGCTATCAGCGAATAGAAGGAGGATAAAAACGAAATGGAAGTTGGAGAAAAAATCTATGTAGCAGATAAGGCCACGCTTGACAAGGTATACAACATTCTTGCCGCTGACCCAGTATGGGGATTCGTTGAGCACATGGATGTTAAGAGTCCATCAGCAAGAATCACGCCAATCGGACTCAATAAGAATTATAAAAACGTAACAAGGAATGGTGGCACCGGGGTCGTGTCTCTTAACGACTGGGCAGATCACCCGGTCATCAAGGCCAATAAGCCGTACATGGTTAAGGCAGATGGTACCCCAGACTATAGATTATCTGAGACAGATTACACCAAGAAGCTTGACGGTACCGGTTCAGATGTGGCCAACACATCATACAACGGTGGCGCTTTCGCGTGGTTCCCTAAAGTATACAAATACGAAAAGATGGAAGGTAATGATCGTACAGTCCTCTTTTCAATGACACCAAGAGAAGGATATGAGCCAAACGGTTTCATTGATCCGTCGAACAATGAACTTGAGGGAGTGTGGCTGCCAATGTTCTACGGTTCAAGACTTGGAGCTGACGGATCCACACCTAAAATGGTAAGTCTTGCCGGATTACAGCCGTCGTACAATACAACAACGGCACAGGAGCGCACAGCTCTGCAGAACTTTTCAACAAGAGCCATGTTCCTCGGCGGTCCGATAGTGGAGACAATCATTGACTTCTTGATTATGATCGCGGGAACAACAGATCTTCAGACAGCCTTCGGTCACGGCAACTGCAGCGGATATGACGCATCGCAGGCACCTACTTATGGAGTTAAGCAGAATGCAGTCATCGGAGGAGGTCAGTTCTATGGCACAGATGATAATAAGAGCCTTAATAAGATATTCCACTCGATTGTATTAGGAAGTTATCAGCAATGGATGAGAGACCCATATGAGCTTGTAGTCAACGGAAGAGTCAAGGTTAGCAAAAATTACACTTATGACATAACAGGAGCTACATATTCAGATACAGGTATCAATGTACCGAACGGTCCTGACAGATGGGAATATCCATTAAGATATCAGACAGTCCCGGGATACGGTTCAATCCCTGCCGTTGTATTCGATGGCGGTTCCACCGGAACCGCCTCATGCGATGGTACGTATAGACATAAGTCGCAAACTACAATAACGGCAGTGTCCCTTCGGTTCGGTGGTTGCGACTCTGGGTTCCTCGTTGGTCCGCGTGCGCGTCATTGGCGCCATGACGCTTCTCATGCGTACTGGAGGTGCGACCGCTTTACCGCGTGCCCTGTATCGAGTTAATTTTCACTCACCAAAACAAATAATTGCGGATATAACGATGTCTCAATCGTCAGTGGTGTAGGAAGGATGCCAAGCTTTATGTCTATATTCCAATATGGATAGAATAAAGGCAGCGGAAATATT